CCATTATATAAACCTAGAATTGCCGGGCGTGCGCCTCCGATCATAATATAGCCGTGACCATAACCACTAAATAATCTATCACCAAAACCAAAATGAGATGCACCTGACAATTGATCAAGAGTTAACTCAGCTTGAGTAATGGGTGAAGATCCGAGCCCAAAATCACCGACTTTTAAAATACGCCCTAAGCTACTATCAAATGTAGACGTGGTGAGAGTTCCTTGAGCAGCATTTCCTAATCCTAAATTTGTTCGAGCATCTGCTGCAGTTTTAGCTCCAGTACCACCTTGTGCGATTGAAAGAGCCGTAGTTAAACCTTTCATCTCAGTGATATCAGTATTTACACCACTTCCAGCTGCTCCGAGATTTGATCGAGCATCTGCTGCCGTTGTCGCCCCTGTACCACCTTGAGAGACAGATGCTGTACCAACTACTTGAGAAAAGTTAGGTGCCAGATTGGGAATGCCAGATGCAAACGGCAGCATGAATTGCCGCTTACCCTGAGCTGAGTTTAATTGGAACGGTCGATGGTCCCAATTAAACTTAAATACAAGATTTGCCATTATGATGTTACCCCGTCAATCACTTGGAAAGTTAAAGTTTCGGTATGTTGAATATTGCCGCTCACCACTGCTTTAATGTCCATTTGGCACAAGCCAACTGGCCATGCTGTTGTGCTTGCTGCCGATTTCACGTTAAGCCAACCTTTCTGTGTACTCTGGCTCAATGCTGCACAAGTCAATGTAGCTACAGCTGCTCCATCTACCAATGATTTAATCTGTGAAGTGAACGTGTAACCTGTCAGATCAATAGCACGGCGAACATCGTCAGGTGGATATTGCAAAGCTTCATCAATATCAACAAGCTGTAGGTTCAAGTTAAAAGTGTCACCACGCTTAAAAACGAAATTGCTCATATGTGATTCCTGTAGACATAAAAAACCACCGATGAGGTGGTAGTGAGTAAAAATAAAAAAACCGCCGTAAGGCGGTATTGATTAGCTGTTTAATTATTACTGATTCTTTTTGTGCTCTTCTTTGAGTGCTTCTATTTCTTCGTTACGGAACTTCTTCCCGCAATTAGAGCACTTCCATAAATGATTACCGTCAAAACTGTGAACTGCTGTTTCAACTTGATTGTGCCTGCAATTCACATCCTCTTCTTCGTCATACAAAGCAAATGGGTTATAACTTTTCATATCAATTCACCGTAAATCCAATTGTCACATTGTATTGCACAAAATCAGAGTCCTTACCAACTTTAATCGATTGACCGTTCAAACATTCCAGATCATCAAAAGAGAAATGTTCAAAATGAGCCAATAAAGAATCACCAAGAATTGTCAGAGCTTTTTCTCCAGTATGAAGCCGATCGAAGCATTGGACCATAATATTACCTGTTCGACGGTTACAAGGCTTATCTGCTACACCTGAGGTAAAACTAGGACCGCCTGCAATGGTTAGACTACACCACAAGCCTTCTTTTGGCACATTAAAGCCTGGTGCATTTGGATACTGAATCCGTTCTTGAGCAATACCTGTAAAGCTTTGCATACGGCTGATAATAGCTTGCCTTGTCTGCTCTAAAGTCATTGCCATTTTAACCACCGTACTTTTGAGAAATATAAGTAAATGTAGTGCTATAAATTCCCTGAGGTGCTTGATCAGACCAACCATTTTCTAAACGTTCAGCATATGGCTGGTTGTTCTGGATATAAACCAAATTGCCGAGCTTAAACTTGACCGCTTGAATAGCTGCATCCTGAACGGCGTTTGTTTCAGGGCCTCGTACTCCATGTTCACCAGATCCAATCGATACAATATGTGATGAACGGTATGCCCCTGTATCAACTGGACTTGAAACAACCAATGATTGCACTGTATCCATGGTGATTTTCTTCACCTTATCCTCTGCTGTCTTAACCACATCAAAACTAAAACTAGTCGGTTTTTTCCCCTTCCACCCCATGCTTTACCTCACTTTCTTCGTACATTTCGAAAAGGTCTTGAGCGATTGCTTGAATTGAGTAAGCTTCAAATTCTGAGCTAGGCTCCTTTTCTCCCATTAGTTTTCTAATTTTTTGCCAGATATGAACAGCTTCATGCAAAAGCAGTCCATAGACTTCTATGGGCTTTCTTTCAGAAGTATCGCCAAGCTGAACAATTGCATACGAACCATTGAAGTAATAATCAACCTGAGCTGCTGCTCCTTCTACAGATAGGAACTGATCTACATGATTCATGTCATCAAAAAGCAGATCCATATGTATTTGATTTCGAGCCAGTGTGTAATGCACATGTTGAAACGGCGAGATACGCCATAAAGGAACGTAATCTGTGCTAACCATCGGTTATCCTTTTTAGCTTAGTAAAGGGGTTTCAGTAGCCTCTCTACCATCAAATGAATTATGAATAAAAATGCCATCCTCAATTTTGGGATGGCATTCACAATGAAAAAATGTGTGTGGTTTTAAATCATCTTCAGGTACCACCTGAATACTTTCATGAAATTTGTATACAACCCAAGTCATTTTTTCTCCAATAAAAAACCACCTTGAGGTGGCTTAAAAATCATACCAATAAAGGTTCTATTAATCGAAATTTCTGACTAAATAAAATCGCCTTATTATGAGCTTTAATCCCAATTTCGTTCATCGTATTAAATTTACTATCCCTATCAACTTGATCAATGCCACTATAGTTAAGGTCAATGTAATGGTACGAAGCAAAATTGATGTAGTTCCACCAATCAAGGAAAATGTTACGCATAGTGTATGCTTGGGATCTAAATTCATCTGCCTCTTTGTCAATATTATTTATTCTTGATAATTTTGATATTAAATCTTTAAGTAAAAATGATATTTTTTCTCCATCCGACTTGTTCATTGCCTTATCTTTTGCGTATTCATTATAACCTTTACTAGTTAACAACTTCATTTCTTGAAAAATTTCAATTACTTCACTACTCAGCTTTTCATTATTTATTCTTGCATGAGTTTCACGCCAGTCATTGAATACTATTAATGCAGTAACTGGAGCCAATAATGAAGCCGTAATTGTTAAGTCATCTTTTATAAGATCATAAATTTTTATTAAAGTTAGTCTTTCTTCTAACCAATTTGATAAAAGCAAGTAACCAGAAATTAAATAAACTACAAGAAAGGCAAAAGTACAGAATATTAAATTCTTTATTTTATGCTCTAAGGTATTCTTGACCATATATCCCCCTATTTTAGAAGGATATTAGAACAAGTATTTAAACCTTCCTCAACTGACATTTCCAAATAGTCGCTGCTGGATCTTGTTGAATGTGGATGACTCGATAAGTACCCTGCGCCGTCAGCCACTCATCATCTATTTTCGGCACCATGGTCACTTCATTTTGCAGTACAGTTGCCTTTTTATCTGTGGCTAGTACTCCAAGCGTTTGAACCTGATATTGGTTGTATGAGCCAAATAGAACCCCACGCCCTTTATAATGCTCAATGACATTTTCTGAAGTATTTGTCTTAGGGTTCCAATTGATACTAATAACCCGCTCACATGTGAAAGTATGAACGGCGTCCTTTAGATCATCATCAAAAGCTTCAGCAATATCTGCCTGAATTTCTTCACGTAAGCCCATTAGATTTTCCTGACAAAAAATACGCGTTTCCGTTTGCAATATGGCTTGATCAAATCAAGAATAAACTGCTCAGTTGCCGTTAGTTTTACTGATCCATCCTGATATTCCTTTTCGGTCTCAACAGTATCGGCTTTTACTTTCTTACGCTTTAATGCTTGTTCCTGCCCTTGATATAGATCACCTTTCATAATGCCCTTGATGACTTGATAAGAGGCAGTTTTTAAAGGCTCAGGAACTTCGGTTACATCTTCATAAGGCTTAACATTGCGTGCTAATAGATAAGCTTCAGACATCTGAAGGTATTGAGCCTTATCACTGGCAGATAAAGCATCATAGCCTTCCACATGTTCAATCGCTTCTTGTTCAGTGATAAAGCTCATGGATTACTCCTTTGGAAGAAGTGCTAAAAGTTCGTCTTTTTTAGCACCTGATTCAAATACAATACCCTTTTCAATTAACACAGCTCGAAGCTCATCAACTTTAAGTCCTGCATAGTTAATTGGTTGAACTTGGTCATCACCAGCGTTTTGATTACCTTGAGCGTTTTGGTTGCCTTGATTTTGCTGATTGTCACCATCTGGCGTTTGTTTTTCTTCTCCCAATTCAAGCTCGGTAATCCGTGCTTTCATTGCTTCAGGATCATTCTGGAAAGCAATAAACTCACCTTTTAAAGTTGCCAGCTGCTCTTCAAGCTCATTAATTTTTACTTCTGTCATTTGTTGTCTTTCCCGTGCACGGTTAAATGATGAAAGTCCCATTTGTTAATCTCCAAAAGAAAAGGCGGATAAATCCGCCCATGTCTTTATTTAATTTTGTGCTTAAACGCCACAATACGAATTTGTTTAGGATCATATACACGCTCCCAATTAGTGCCTGTTGCAAGCCCTGAGTTTTTAGGTGCAATACCTGTTGATCCCGCCCATTTAATACCACGTGGATGTAGTACAAAGTGTCGGCGGTTAATCAAGATATCTACACCAGCAAGACTATCGCGATCAGTTTCAACTGCATTTGGCGCTCCAATATCTTGGAAGCCAACAGCACCTTGACCAAATAGGAAAGAAGTAAATACATCACCATCAACGGGCATGCCATCATCAACAATCACACGGCGATCCATAAAGGTTTTATAGAGTAAAACCCCATCAGCATCACGCACGGTTTCAATCAAACCCTGCTTAGATAAAGCAGACATAGTGAATGAATGCATTGAAATTGCAGTTAATTTATCGACCGCATCGCCAAGCTTATATGATGCATCGACAAAAGAATGACCATCAATGACTGCAGCTGTGCCAGTTCCTGCTGAAATATCATGAACATTGCTAGCCATATTTGCAGCACTGAATACGCCTTTTAACGTGTTCACAGTAAAGCCCTGGAATTCACGTGACCAGTAATCTGCTACAAGATCACCCACTGCACCTAAAGGATCATCACCAGATAATGCCTTTGCTAAATCATTAGCACCCCATGCTTTACCACGAGCATGAAGAATTGCTAAATCTTGACCCGATGTGATGTTATTTACAGTCAAAGGATTTTGATCAGAGAGAACCTCCGACTCACCACTTAAGTCATCCCAGAAAGGAATATTTACAGTAGTACCGCCTTTTGTTCCAAATGCCACATCTACATCCAGATCCCCAACAATACCGGATTGCCATAATGCAGACTTCTCGGCAGTCTTATTTAATACGTACGGAGTAAATAACTCAGGTACGATTACATCAGCAATTTTTGTCTCAGCCATTAGGCTTTACTCCTTAAAGATTAATACCGTGTTTTGCCGCTAGCTCTTTAGCTAGTTGCGGATTTTCATTTCGTAATTGCGCCAATTTAGTCATGTTTACCGTGCCATCAGCTTTCAAGATGTCAGGTTGACCTTTTGAGTTGTTACTGCCTGGTGCGCCCATACCATTTGGTTTAGGCCAGTAATACGGCTTCTGCTCTCGTAGAGATTCAACCCACTCTTTTGGCGATAATGCTGTCTGGCCATCTTTGCCAATAATCACTTCGCCGTTTTCATCAACAGCAACTGCTTTGCCGTTTTCATCTAATGCAAATTTTGACTGAGCTAAAAAGGCAATATCGGCAGTAGCTTCAGGTAATGCTTCAAGCTCAACAGCAGCCTGTACAATTTGGCTTTGAATTACTGATTGCTTGAACTTTTGTGCATAAGCTTCGGCTTTATCGGCACGTTCTTTTTCAGCTTTAAGCACCTTTTCATGTTCTTCACGCATCTTCTCGGTGCGCTTCTGAATCACTTCGGTAATCTTGCCTTCAGCGATTAACTTGGCTTCTTCATCTTGATCGATCTGAGAAAAGACCTTTTTAACAATTTCAGGATCAATACCTTCAAATTGTTTTTGAAGTTTCTGGAGTTCTTGTTTTGCAGTCTTAGCAGCATCACGCTCGCTTTGAAGTGCAGATTTCAAACCTTTTGGATCTTCATAGCCGTCTAAGTCAAGGCGAAACTTCCCGTTTTCCTCAACATATAAAGCGCGGTGCTCTTCTTTGATGGCATCAAGCGAATCAACAATAAATGGCAATGACATGTTCAAACCTCTCGTTTGATTGGGGTTAAAGCCTTATCTCAAGGCATTAAAAAAGCGCCCTTAGGACGCTGTATTTCGATTAAAAATTTATAAGTAAGATGCAAATAAACGGTAGCCTTCCAGCTCCCAAAGTTTATTTTCCGCCAGCTTTTCTGCATTACAACGAGCCATACGTTCACCAATTTCAGCATCAAAGTTTTCTGCATTCACACATGCACTAAAACCAGAAGCTAGAAAAAACTTACCATCTAAAAAAGCATGTACAAAGGTAGACGTTGTACCACTTGGGCGTTGCTCAACCGTATATGTCACACGTTCCATTAATGCATCAATTTGAGCTTTAGTTACTCGTGGTGCCACGGCTTTTTCAGCTAATTCTTGCTCTGTTACGTCTTTGGTCATTTTCATACTCACAAAAAAAGCACCCTTAAGGTGCTATGGAATTAATAAATTGGGTTAATCAGAAATTGAGGTTTTAACTGTCACACCAGTTAGAAAGTGTTTTTCTGAACCACCCAAACAAGTAGCACTAGAAAAATTGGCATATACATCTTGCACATTTACGCCAGTATCTTTTTCAAATTTACTGATCAACTCAGCGATATGCCCTGTAAGAGCTCTTTCTAACTCTTCTTTTCGCTTTACATATTCTGCAACTGAAATTTCAGACATTTTCACTGCCCTCGTTTACTTTTGGTTGTTCGGCTTTCTGGAGTAACTTAATTGCCTGCCAGATATCATCAGTTAGTTCATTGTATGTGATGCTACAAAGACTCAATAGAGCATCACTAATTTTCTGAGTTGCGCTTGTGTCATCAGATATTTTTGTACTGATCACAATACTAATTTGTTTTGGTGTCATTTATCGCCTCTATAACATTGTTTGTTATCTTGGTTTCCAAAATTCTTCTCTTGGCTCATCACCACTCAATCGGACACCCTCACCGCCAAAAGCTTCGAAAGTTACGGTTACCATTGCTTTACCATCAAGAATACTACTATTTATATTTACTTCCCGTTGGCCTGCTAATGGCAAACCAGTTTCTTCATCGCATATTAATAAACACCCTCTTAATCTTGGATGACGCTTTATCATTAACTGTCTAACTTTTGATTCACTCATAAGCCCAACTCCTTAAATTTCTGCTCATCCAACTTTCGAAGTTGGTCCAATGTGTAAAGACGTCCATCCGGGTCAAAGAATTTATCAAAATCAAACTTTCCTTCTTTATAAAGTTTGAAGCGCCTAGGCCCCAGCCACTCTTTTTGAAAGAAGTCATCTGTCTTACCAAAAAACTCTTTAAAAGTAGTGTTGGCATCAAGTTGCCCGATTAACTGACTACGCTCATCTTTAGGGATGTCTTTCACTGGCCGCTCATCCATAACAAATGGGCGTTCACCGACAAGTCGACCATCTTTCTCAACAGGAACTAAAATACTACGGCAATTTGGATGCAACGGCGGTACACGCTTTGCTGGATCATTAATCTCCCATACAATGCCATCTAAAGAAGCACAAAGTTTTGAAGTCCTTCCGTCTAGTGTTGCAACAAGTTTTACATATTCAAAGCCAATCTTATTAAAACTATCAAGGTAAGCTTGATTGGCAACGTGACTACGAACCGTCCTTACAGTCCGATCGATATCAGACTTGCTGCTAGTTAAAATGCCATCCTCAAAATTGAGTCGTTTGGTACCGCGAATACGTTGAACAATTTCTTGATTCGTTTTACCTGAGCCAATCCCATCCCGAATAGCATATTCAACCTTTTGGCGGGCGCTTTCAGCTATTTTAGAAAGTAGTTCATCAACCAGTGCACCACCAACTAAAGGGTTCTTCTTAGCAGCAGTAAAAAGCTTTTCACCGTTAGGTTTCTTAATCTTGCTTCCATAAAGCTTCGCCGTGTAATTAGCTTCATAAACAGCTAAAGCAGTTGCTGAAACGGCGAATGCTTCAGGTAATGAAGTATTAATTGCCGTAAACCATTGAGAGATTAAATCCCGAATCTCCTTGAGATTGGTTGTAGTGTACTGACCGCCTGCAAGTGCCACCTTTTCGGAATCATTTAACTCATCCAACAAATCCCGAAGCTTTGCCAGCATTAAAGCCGACTCAGCATTAAAGATTGTTAATAATTCATTAACTGATTGAGAAGAAGCTCGGTATAAATACGCCTGATGTTGAGTGAGAACTTCAATCAAGGATTTTTCAGTATCTGAAACCATTTAACACCTCTAAAGCGGCATGCTATCTCGCTCACCTTCAACCCGTTTCAACTCTTCCTTAAAATCATGAGCTGGTAATTTTCCAGTAGCGATATATTCCCAGTAGGTTTGGAAAGAGTTCTTGCCAGAAATGGCACCTTCATAAAGCTGCTTAGCAAGATTGATATCGTATTGCTGAACGATAAATTCAGGCTCTACCGTGAATGCATATTTTGAAGAATCTAGCTTTAACCACTGAGCTGCATATTTAATGGACTGCTCAATAGCAGCAGCTGCACACATCACAATACTGTGTAGGCTTGCTTGTTGATCATCCTGACGTGCACGGCGTGCTTCACCTGATTCTTGTGTATTCGTATCAACAACCTTTGCACCGGCTTCTAATGCTGCGTTCTTTTGTGCATCCATTTCACTCTTAGTAAGTTCAATACCATTACCTGAAATTTCTAAATAACCGCATTGTGAGTCCTTAGGAAGACTCCAAACAGCCATCACACCAGTAACACTAATATCGTCATCGTCTTCATCCCCTTCTAAACCATTAATCCAAGGCTGAGGATGTGCTGTATGGTGAAGTGACTGGAAGTAATCCGCACTAAGCTGGTAACTCTTAAGAGCTGCTTTCGCCATAGTTAATAGCGGAATAGTTCCAACATTAGGGGAATTATCCGTGGTACCGCAGAAAACAAATGGTGTAAAAACAAGCTTGTTACCACCGAGATCCGGAGTTTTATCTTCATCAGAAGAGCCATCAAACAAACGGACTGTTAAAGCACCTTCCTGCATAGCCAAAACGCGGTGGACCGTTTTAGTATCATGACCGAATTCATCTTCGCTATTATCAAACTGCTCCTCGAGCACTAATAGCTTCAGATCTTTACGACCACCAATACTGTTTTCCTTCCAGTTGATGATAGATAACGCATCGTATAAGGCGAAATATGGAACGCCTTTAGAATCGACATCGACCAGTAAACCACAGCGACCATATACCAATAGCTCTAAGCAAATACGAATAAAGAGCTGTTTTAAGCCAAATCCGTCATTCGTAGCGTTCTCTACCAAGCCCTTTAAAAGAGAACTTTCAATTACGATGTTTGGCTCAAGCTTTGAAACTAAACCAATCATCGTACGAAGAGAGTCTTGAACCCATAGAGGATACTGAGCGCGGCTTAGATAAGCTTTATAAATCTCTCCAGTCTTATCTCCCTGCTTTTCAGCCTCTATCATCCCTGCAGATTTAGGAAGATACTTTGTTTGTGCTTGTTTAATCTGCTCTTCGCCAGCAACGGCGTCACGCATAATCTGCCAGCTTTTTTGTGCAGCAATATACTGCGGATGTTTATCAGTAACTGCCATAAAAACACCAATAAAAAAGCACCTGAAAAGGTGCATTGTTTAAGACATCCCGCGAATCCTACGAACCCCAACAGATTTTTTGTCGATCGGGAATAAATACGCGATTGGGTATGTACCAGCATCATTCATATGGTCAAATCCTGATTTTTTATCAGGTTGTCCATAATCATCATAAATTTGTCGCTCTAAGCATTTAGCAAAGTGTGGGCATTTGGTCACGTTCACGAAAAGTCTGCGCTCAGATAAGGTATTACAGAGCCTACTGTTCATTGAGTTAATACGGTCTTTAACAGCAGGGTTTCTATTATTTACAAGGACTTTAAATCCTGCTTTTCTAAGCAAAGCTAGATCCGTTTCACTTGCATTGCTCGACTTACGATTCTCACCCGATGCATCAGGATAAATAGCTATTTCATGTTTTGGATATCGTTCTTGAATAGCCTCAATCATTGCAGGGGTATCAAAGAGATTTACGAACTCATCAACTGCATGCATCTGCTCACCACGGCGGACATATACAACAGCAGCCATTTTAGTAACGTTGAAGTCCATCCCGATATGAAGTACATCATTTACTTGAACTGTTTCAGTAGATGCACTTAATAAGCGGTTAAAACAATAGAAGATAACGCCTTGGTAACTTTCAAAGCTTGCCTCATATTCCTGGCTAAAAGTCTTAGGATCCATTTTGCGTTTAGCAACAATGATTTCAGACTCAGGAATATTCCCCCCCTGAAGGGATGTATAAGAAAAGCTTTTACAATCCGGTTCATGCCCTGGTTGACCATCCATGAATGTGTCGTAACAATGGTTGAAGCCTTTAGGAGTTCCAATCCTTAAAACATGACCTCCGACTCGCTGTACGCCGTTGACTAAGTATTTGCATGTTGAAAGCATAGGTCGAAGTACTTCTTCCCATGCTGCCCATTTACAATCAGCCCATTCATCAATAATTAAGAAAAATAAGCCAGATCCACGCAAGTCATCATAATTGTCTAAACCTACAACACGGATAACATGGCCACTTCTTAAAGTGATTGAACATTCGGTCTCATTTGGTTTGCCAGCTCGCCAAGATGCTGGAATAGCCTGCTTTAATCGCTTCCAGAAAACCCGCTTAGCTTGCTTAAATGTAGGTGCTGCATACCAAATCTCATCCTCAACAGAAACATTCCATTTAGCCGCTAGTCTTGCTGCTCTACGCATTTCTGCTTTTGCTAGGAAAGTCTTACCGAAACGTCGACCACAAACAGCATCACGAAATCGGGCTTCTTTCTGCCAACCCCATAAATAGATATTTGCCTGCTTTGGCGTTAACTGAACTGAACCTTCAGGAGGGTTAAAGAATTGGCTCATTTGGTATCTCCTCATCAGGATTCAAAACAAGTTTGTAATCCTCTTCAGGTGGGCGATACTCTGGCGGATTCACTTCACGCTGTAATTTTTGGAGTTCTAGTTTTTTAATCTCAAGTTCTATTTCAGCTTTTGTTTGACCATCTTTAGGATTTTTACCTGTATTTACCTGTTCAACTTTCTTGTCATAAAACCCTTTCATAATCTTTTGCATCTGGTCCACGATCTTAATTGTCATGGTCACGTTATTTTTTTTGGTAAAAAGTAGATCGCTTAAAATTTTTAACTGAACAATGTCATTAGCCCCACTAATGTTATGAATTGGCTGTTTGAGATATTCCTCTCGCGTAGCATCAAAAATTTCCTTGAATTCTTTTCTTAAATCTCGCCCCGCAACTTTGGTTGGGTCATATGCTTCTACCTGCTGAGGTGACACATCGATGTTGAAATTTTCCTTGATGGCCTTAACAACTTCGGTGGGTGTCATGAACTGCGCAAGTGACCGAATCACAAAGAGTTGCTCGGCTTTTTTAAGCTTCGCCATAATTCAAAATCCATCAAGGCTCATCAAGGAAACAAGTCAAAAAAAAGAGCCAAACGGCTCAACTTATTAAACATGTTCCACAGCACTTGGAAATATTTACATCTGATACAAACGGCGCTTGCTTCGCCACTTCTAGTAGGCGCTTTACGCTTTCATCCGCTCCCCATCTTTTTACTACACCAACGAACTCTTCAACGTCATGGCCAGCTAAATAGTGTTTTGGTAAGCCAGTCATCTCGCTATAAAGTGGCTCACCATCCCCGTCTCGCTCAACGCCAATGTGATAAAGCTCATGTTCGATTAAAGCGCAAAAGTCTCGGTCCGTAGCCTGATCACAATAACTAGCATCAATTGTTATGAGATACACAGGCACATAGCCAAACCAATCACGCATTTGCTGCTCTTGTCGAGCTTTCTTCCATCCACCTTGGTTAAACATCACCTTTTCACATTGACCTAGAACCATACGCTTTTTAGCAACACACGCAGAAGAAGCCCATGCACATGCCAAGAATTCTTCATTGTCGTGAAGTAGCTCAGCAATATGATCATGGTCGGGATTATGTAGAGGTCCACCAATAGTTAAGAAGTTTGTGATCACCCAATTCATTAGGTCTGGCGCTGGGGCCAATCTAATAGCCTCATCCTCTTCGGCTTTATCAATCAAGTCCTGAGGAGGAAATGGTCTGATCTGTTCCATCTTCAATTCTCGCTAATTCGCTTTTAATCCAGTTAATTGCATAACCTGATTCAATTTGATGAGGTTCAAGATGTTCAAATTCATAACCTCGATCTAGAGCTAGATCATACTTATTAAATGAATTTGCTATCTTTGTGCCACCCCGACCAACTGCCCAAGGACTGCCAGCAATTTCTATAAGAAGATTCAACTTCACTATATAAAAATCAAACCGCCAATTTTTAGTTGATTCAAATTGAAATTTTCTTCGATAGCCAATTCGATGCTCTTCAAGTTCTTGAAATAAAGTTTTTTCAGCTTCGAGATATTTTTCTTTAGCCTTTGGCAATGGTCTGCTTTTAGGTTTAGTTTTGGGTTCTTTTTTTCTTGTTAGCCAAAAGTATTCTTTATCGTCCATATTTCACCCATAAAAAAACCACCCGGAGGCGGTTATTAAGATATTCTAATGTTATTATTTAATATCTGCTACATAATAACTTGAGGCTTTAGCAATCTCAATCAAACTCTTTGCCCCACCTTCAAAAGACTCTAAAAAATCTTCTGTAGGATTATTTAAGTAATCATTAAAGATTTTAATCAATTCTGGACTTACATAACTATTCTCTATACTTAATTCGCCATTTCTATTAAGAACTTGAAACCAAGTAGCCATTCCACCAAATATACTGTACTCTTCATCTTCGCTCAGCTCCTTTATATTTTGGTTATTTACAAATATATATAACTCAAATAAGTTATTTTCTCGTTTTTTATTATCTTTATTTTCTACAAACAATATAAGCAAAATTAAACACATTATATTAAATGGTGAGGCTGCATTAAATATTGTAGCAATAAAGTCACTAGGATTGTCTGATTCAACATTTTTATCATCCCTTTTGCTTGACCCAAAATCCTTTACAAAATCTTCAAATCCCTTTTTAGTGCTCTCCAACTGCCCATACACATTTTTAGAAAATTCATCCAATGATGTTTTAAGAACATTGATATTATCCAGAGCTTCAGCTTGGATTTCTAGTTTATCCTTAATCGCTACAAGTGATTCAATTTGATTAGCCAATGTTATACTGGAATTTTTTTGTTGTTGTGATTCACCATATGTATAACCTATTGCAAGAACAGCCAAAATAATTGATATTAATGTTCCTGCAAATGAAACATATCCTAATGCGCTTGTATTTGTTGAATGAGTTAGAGAAACATACCAGATAACACCTTGAATAATTGAAAGAGTGATTATTAAGTGAATCCACTCACGTTTAGAAAATTTTTTTGAAACTTCCGAATCTTTCTGATCTGACATAGTTAATTAACTCAAATTTTTAAATATTATAAATGAGTATACGAGTTTTTATAATAAATTATTTTAATTTTAGACTTAAATGCCCCACTTGATCAACTAATCACGTGGAGCTCAAATTCTACTTTTTAATTACTATTAAACAGCAGGAATCACTTTAATAGACGTTGGAACCACTTCATCGCTATTTTGGCAAACAAGAGTGAAGTTGAAGTAAACATCTTCTGCAAATGCAGTAATAGTCTGGTTATAACGATGAATTTCAGTTAAGCCATCAACTGAAGTAATCACATGCTCAATTTCAGTTGCAGACACATATTTCATCGAATACTTAACTGGCAAGGCTTGTGTATTGAACAATGTATCTAACAATGAAAAGAAGTCATTAGTTCCATCATACGTATTGTTATACCCAACATCAGAACCACCTAAATCGTAACTGTCAAAAGTGGTCTGTAAACGAACACCACTATGGACGTTACCTGTAGCGCTTAAGAAGTTCTCAGCCACAACTTCAAGCGTATCGCCAATATTAGCTTTAGTAGCTGCATGGTAGCCGTACATAATCAGAGGTGCTTCAGGTGTACCAAAATCTAACGGCTCACCTACTGGAGTTAAAACGCCATTTTCATATGTGCAGTTATCCAAATACCAAGCTGAAGCTGGAGGATTTGGAAGACTAGTTACACCAATGACAGTGAAACCCGGTAATGCATTAATTGCTTCAACATTACTCAACACTTGATCATAGCTAGTTGAATCATCAATCTTAACCAATACTGTATGACCAGCAGGTAAGTTTGTATTAGTCAAAGTTTCAATTGTTGCTTGCTTTGGAGTAGTAACCATTAAGGTTTCCTCATAAAAAAAGCCCTATCATTTATTGATAAGGCCTGGGTGGTAGAAACTTAGAAATAAAAAGCCCCGCCAATAATCGATATTTAGCGGGGTTTCCTGTGCCGTAATACGTCCGACAAATTAAAAATTAGCTAAAATAACTATCTACTCTAGCTTTGAATTTTGGCTCTAAATCTTCTTGCAAAAAGAAACAATCCCGATATTTTTCAATCAAATAATGGATGTATTTCTGTTTATCGGGACTAGTATGTGCCAACATTATTTGCGATGAAGCTGTAATCAAATTATTGGATTGTCTCATTAAACTCAGAACTAGATTTTCATCAAATCCTATTTCATCGCGCGTAAAAGAATGTTTACCCGTATGAACAAATGAGTTTAGTTGATTAAGATGATACTTTTTAAATTCAACAAACATATTGATTACTGGCTTTGCAGGTAAATCCAGATTCTGTAGCATCTCCAACATTTTACTTAAGGATGGACTTGTGTCTTTAATAAACTGCTCTTCAAAAGTATAACCAAAACTTAATTTAGAAATTTGAATATTAGTTGCACAAAACAATAGCCAATAGGCCCTTACCGCAGACTCAAACTGAGCACGTGATAAAACCATTGCTTGAATTGGCATATCTAATTTCAATAAAGTGTTAACCCCTATTCCATGCTCAAATGAAATATAAATACATTGCTCAACTAAATCTAAACGTGGTCCGCAATCAATCACTTTGCTACTAATGATCTCTTGTTTAAGTTCCAAAATCATTTTTAATGATTTTTCTAAAAGGATTCCCCGTTCCATAAAATTTCTAATCTAAATTATTCTAATGAAATCAAATTATAAATTAAAAAACCCGCTTCTAAAAAGAAACGGGTCATAAAAAAACAAAAACTTTCAGCGCAGTATTTGATATAAATCCTACACTTTAATAAATGCATTTACAATATACCTTAACTTAAATTTTTGAGTTTCTTAATATTTCTAATACCTTATTAGACATTGCGTGAAGATTAGAGCCAACTGGCAACCAGAATTGATAATTGATGTTGTCGCGGTTATAAATCTGTTTGTAGTACTCAGTTTTAAAGGATGGATCGATATCAGAAGCTTTAAGTAGCTTTCCTTCTTTATCTATCTCTTGCCCATCCAGTTCGCCACCCACACAGATATTCATTTTACTTACCAGTTTAAATTAGACTGGACTATAGCATAATCAGTAAGCAACTTATGGAGACTTTGAAGGTTTACTTAATACCTTTGAGTTTTAATAAAAGATCTTGCTGTTCTTTTCGCAAATCTTTTACCTTCTGCAATTTCTCAAGATAGAAAAAATCTCTCTCTAATGCTATTTCTACTGCTACTTCTTCCTTTAAAGTACCATGCTCATCAAGGTTTTCAGGATTTTGTTCTGGAAATTCTAAATAGTACTCTTCCATATTCATGAATTAAATCTCATATATCTATCAAGATAAATATAACATAGACAATAAAATGGCCCATCGTTTGATGAGCTGTTACTCTAATCTAATCGGTGAAGAGCTGCCTAGAATTGGATGCTCTAACCCACTTATGGATAGGCGATTATTTCCATTTGTCAAAATAACCAATCAATCTTTTTTCATTAAATCCAAGACTAGTTTAATGGATCTTTTTGAGATACCAAAAAATTTAGAAGCATCTCTTCTAAATAATGCATGTCTCAATAGAAAAGTCTTAAGTTTTGATACATCTTCTCTAAGATATATTGCCGAACTCTCTAATTTTTCTAAATATCCATTTTTACCGCTTCTAAAGGCTTCAAATCTTTCCACTTCTTCATCGTCAGCAATAACAAGTAAATTTTCCAAGGAGGTAAAATAAGTTGAACTTACTAATTCAAAACTCTTATAACGTATTGATGATTCAGTATCATTCACAGCCAAACTAATAAAACTTATTGATGATTTTATTTCAGAAATTTTCACCTCTAAAGATTTTAACTTGTCAGCATGGTCAAGACATAAATCCACATAATTAAATAGAAAGTCCTCTGATGAATATTTATCAAGATCTACAGCTTTGCTATAAACATCCGCAGGCACTTTATACAACTCATCTACAGCATAAGAGAAATCTGTAAGAGATTTGATTAACTCTTTTGCTTCATTGGCAATAACTTCTTTTTCTTTTTGTTTATGCCATATCAAATAAACGATCGAGGCAATAATAAAAGGTGTTAGTAGCTTAAAAAGCTCTAAAGCAATATTTAAAGAATCCAAATCTCAAAAGCCTCTTAGTTCTACTTGTTATTTAAATTATATCAGGTTGTTATTTTAGATAATAAAAAAGCTCGAATATGCGAGCTTTTCATAATGGCGTTTAAATACTAGTTCGCCAAGTTATCACAAATATGCCATACCCCGTGCGCACACTCAAGTGGTTTTTTCAAAAGTTTCAAATGCAAAGTGTGGATTGCGGCTTTTGATATATGCAAGACCACATTTTAAATCTTGTCTTATTTGATTAACTGAAGTGTCATTACTCTGTGCAATATCTCTTAAAGAATTACCCATGACATGATGTGACCAAATTGCTGAGATCCATTCTTGTAAAATATAGTCTTGAATTAACTGCATATCTATAAACAATCTATGTACACCACGTGCTTCATTATCATTTAACTGACAGCATGTACCTTTACGGCGAATACACAAGCGATCTTTTAAAGTTTCATCGCTCATGTACATAGCCATCAGCTTTTCACGTTGCTGCTGAGTGATGCGTTTCGTTGGCATAGTCTTCACAATTCTGACCATTTTTTCACTATCACCGTTTAGCCATGCTCCAAGCTGACGACACCATTCCTCAAAACTATACTTAGACCAATCGACTGCTTGTAAAATGTGTTGTACTGGCATATTCATATTCATCCCACCAATTGCTCAATTTGTTTAATCGCCACGCCTGACTTAACTTGTTCTGTACTGAACCTTAAAACAGTAAAACCCATCATTGCCGCTTCGTTGTATTTCTCCATATCCCCTAAATAACCTTTCCCTGTTGTGTGACGTCCTCCGCTCCAGATCCCACCTTCAACCTCTACCAAAATATTTTTTCCCGAAATTAAAAAATCTGCTCTCCATTTGCGTTTTGGATGGAATTTGTATTCCTGCTCAAAATCAATCTTGCAGGCTTTTAGATGAGTTGCTAATAAAACCTCCCCCACACTTGGTTCACGTGTTTGCTTTGCTGAACGGCGCTTTTTATTTTTCTGAATAGGAAATAATTCATGATATTCAGCAAGGCTCATTGAACTCACTCCTGAATTGCCTCCTTTCGCGTATGCCACCAAAGCACTACAACACCACAGATGACTCCAGTTACGATTGAGATGAGCATTGCCCACGCTAAAATTTCGAATTTATTCATTTTATTGCTCCTATTCACATAAACCGTAAGCAGATGAACAGGCTTCAATACCTTTCATTTGCTCAACTAAATCGTATTGTTTGCCACCTCTAACAGTTTTGGACCATTCCACCAGCTGGTGAATGCCATGCCCTCTATAATCAGAAGTGAAGAAAGTTGCTGATTGGCGCTTTGAAACTAAACCTACAATTCGCTCCCATTCAGCTACACGTTCAATTTCTTCAGGAAAGCGTTTTGCTATTTCCTTAAGTTCGTCTTTATTGCAGTTAATACATGGCATGCATCCAACACGCCCCATGCCTTGTTTGTATAAAGGGTTCGGTTCTATACCCATATCTGCATGAGCTTGAAATACATCTTTAGCTGACCACTTCAAGATCGGTCGATAGTTGTAAAGCCCTTGAACTACTTCATTGCATTCAGGCAAATATTTGCGATCTAGAGACTCATCTGCACGTACGCCCTGCCATGAAAGAATCATGTGGTCTTCATCTAAAATTGGATAAAATAATTGCTGGATCGGCTTAACTTTGAGTTCGGATGTACAAAAACGTGCTCGTGTTGAAGGAAAACGATTTTTCCAAAGACATAAATCTAAAAATGGATTGCCAGTTGGTTGTAGAACTGACAGAGCATTTTCAATAATCCTTTCCGATACACCTTTTTCAGGCCATTTAGTTCTTACATATTCACGCTTACACTGAATTTCAAAACTAAAATCAGCCTTAACTTTTTGAATCGTAATTTCTAGAATCCGTTCCAAATAATCTACATATTCATAAGTTGCTGGGTGTTCATGTCCAGTATCAGCAAACACCGCCTGTAGGTTTTCAACACCCCACGCCATTGCTAACAGCAAGGTTGCAGTTGAATCTTTACCACCAGAAACAGAAACAATGTTGTAAATCATGCTGCTGCTCCCTTGCCTTGTTGAAAACCAACCTGAATGAGGTATGGCATCAATTTTTGTTGTTGCTCAGGATCTGAAAGTTTTACTGCGATACGTGCTGCAAGTTGTTCATAGCTCTCGTTTCCTTCCGCGTATTTACTTGCGAATTCAGGAAGAACAGAAAGTTTTTGAGCGAATGAGTAAATTTGTTTTGAGCTAAGAGTGGTTGATTCACTCTGCGGGACTCGAACCTGTGTTCCATTATTTGAAGCTTTAGCTTGTTCACGAGATTTGTATTTTCCACATGCGTTGATTAACCAATCTGCAAAGTGGTAATTCATCAGTTCATCACAAAGATTCTTTTCAGCGTTGTAGAGTTCAAATGCTCGAAGCTCTCGATCGAACCAAGACGCGTTTTTGATCTGCTCGTATGTTTCCTGATCAGTTGCCAAACGAATTTCTTCACCAAGTTTTTTCAAACTCAACCATGTTTTTTTATTTATAGATTCATCTGATAGATTCCCTGATAGGTTCTGTGTCCCAATATTGGGACTGGTCTCGGTACCGTTTTTGGGACTGGTTGCGGTCCCATTATTGGTACTAGTACCACTTTTGGAACCAGTACCGAAATTGGAACTAGTTCCGTTATTGGTACTAGTCCCCTTTTTGGAATTGGTTAAATCATTTTCTTCACGGCCCATCACACCAATTAACTGGTAAACCTTGACGCCATTTCCAGTTATTTCACCCGTGTATTTAATGAAAGATCCAGCTTCAAGTTCATCTAAAACTTTGATAATAGTTTTACGGTTGAGAAGAGTATCTTTAACCATTCGTTTAATGCTTGGGTAGCACTTGTGAGATTCACCTGCTCTATCAGCCAAGGCCAATAAAACGAGTCTTTGACTAGAGGTTTTAACCTCTGCTTTAAAAGCCCAAATGGATGCGTCTAAGCTCATAGGCCAGCTCCAAATAAATCTGTGTGCTGAGCATTTGGAGAGATCCAAAGGCATTCTGTGCGGACATCTGTGCCTCGTCCTGAAGAAATACGTGAACTAGTATCAACACGCTTCCACTTTGCTAAGTAGTCTTTATAAATTTCACTCGGGTAACCAGAAACAATCACTTTTCCTTCTAGCTCGAGTAAAACCTTTAAAAGTTCTTCATGATCTTGATTAGACATTTCATGACGATAAACACGTCCAGTCTTTGCGCCTGAATAACGTGTGTCATGTACATAAGGTGGATCTACATAATGAAGTGTTTCTGAATCATCGTGATCTTGAAGAACCTGAATGGCTGGGCGATTCTCAATAAGAACTCCAGACAATCTCTGGCCAACGATTGCTAAATGATTTGGATAAGTCACCCATAAAGATTGAGCTGTGCCATAAGCTCTTTTAGTATCAATCCTGAACCCTGTAATTCCTTTAGAAGCGCCTGCAGAACCAAAACCCATTTGTGCACGAATTATTAAACGACGTGCTTTTTCAATTGAATCGTCGCAAGGCTCCCATGCTTCTTGAAAGTCATCTCTTGAATAAGGAGTGAAAACAAGTTGTTCGATTAATTTATTTCGATCGACTTCATCTCTAAGTACACGAAATAGATTTACGATTTCACCATCAAGATCGTTATAGACTTCCGCGTAAGCACGAGGCTTTTGAAGTAAAACTCCAGCTGCTCCCCCAAATGCTTCGGTATAACAAGTATGATTTGGGAAATGGCTAATAACCCAACTAGCTAACCGGAACTTTCCACCGTGATAACGAATAAGCGGGTGTTTTAAACTGCTCATGACACCTCCGATAATGCTTGCTCAGCATTTGTAAGACGGCGTTTAGCGTTGAGTTCTGCGACTGTTGCCGGACGTATTTCATTTTTGTGAGTAATTCCACCACCAACCAGCCAGTAATATTCTTTTGGCTGAAATGCTTCGATTTCATATAAATCATTTGACGAAGTTGGATTTACAAGCACGACTACATCACCGGGTAGAAAATCCTGCTGATTGTATTTTGTTGACTCATTTGATAAATTAGTTCGCATATTCATTGGTTTCCGTATTGATGAATTGAAACCACTCCTGTTGCTGCAGGTAGTGGTTTTTTATTTGAATAAAATTCGCATGTATTCTGGTGAAGTGAATGCATGAGCCAAATAAACTCTTGTTGCTTCCGCAATTTCTGGCGAGCAATACACATCACTTTCTTGCACAACCTTCAGTCCAATGGCTGTCAACAAAAAGCTAATAAACTCAATCTCAGTCCATCCATTTGATTTCTTATCAGTTTTCATCCTAGAAAGGATGCTCGCATCCACATTTATCAACTCTGCTACTTGTCTTTGGTTGCTAGCATTAAGTGCTTGCAATATGAGCGATTCGTTATTGCTAGCGCTTGCAGGCAATTCTTTTGATACTGTGCTCATGGTTCGATTCCTAAGCGGTTAATGTTTGGAACTCTTTGAGTGATGGGCAAAGGTCGATTGCTTTGAATTTGCCTTCAGTAGCTTGCTCTGCACGCATTGCGACTACCTCTGACATATTCCAGCGCCCTGAAACATAGCCACTAATATTTGCCTGGCTAACTTTTAAGGCTTTAGCTGTAGCGACCTGACCACCAAAATGCTCAACAAGACTTTGGTACATGGTTTTCATAGCCATCTCTTAAATATAAGTGATATTTGAATAATATTAGCAAACTAATACAACGTCAATAAGTATTCTAATTTGATTTGTTATTAGTTCACTAATAAGCTTGATGAAGTTGTAATAGGTGATCCGAGATGCTAAAGGACAGATTAAAAGAAGCTCGTAAAAAGGCTGGGAAATCCCAAAAAGATGTTGTTGCAGCTGTAGGTATTACTCAATCAGCATTAAGCCAACTTGAAACAGGGTTAGTTAATTCTTCCTCTCATTTACCATCTATTGCTAAATTTCTTGGCGTTGATGTCTATTGGCTACAGACAGGAGAAGGAAATCCCTCAATAGGTATCGATATTCAAAATAATGAAATACCTACTTTCAAAAAATTAGATATTGAAGACTTTAAGAAAAAGTACAACATTACTGATAGTGATGAAGCAGTTTTATTTTCTACAATTGTAGAAAAACCTTTTGTTATTTCAAAAAGATGGGTTCCAGTTAAGGCGTATAGTAAGATGGGTATGGATGGCTATTTTACAGATATGGGCTTCGAGGGGAATGCTGGTGATGGTTATGTTCCAACACATACAGCAGGCGACCGCTCTTATGCAATAAAAGGTACGGGTGACTCAATGTTCCCTGCTATTCGAAATGGCTGGTATGTAGTTTGTGATCCTGATGCCGAATTAACACCTAGTGAATTTGTACAAGTTTGCTTAAAAGATGGCAGATGCACTATTAAGGAATTTATTGGCATTCATAATAATGTTTTAAATCTATTAGCTGTAAACGGTGGTGAGCGATTAACTTTTGATATGGATGATGTAGAGAGTATTACTGCTATTACTGATATTGTCCCACCAAGTCAGCACAGACAAGAGCACCCAAAATCACATTAAATTTTCAATAAAATTTTAATATAAATAAAGATGAAGCCCGCTTTTTAGTGGGTTTTCTTTTAACTTGTGTATAAGAAATATTAGAAAATACCAATAAAATATTAGCAAACTTATTTCAAAGACAACAAAAAAGCACATCAGATTTCGACCCCCGATGTGCTTTTGCAACTTGCGAGATAAGTATGAAACAAAACACTATCCAGAGTCAAACGACTGCACGCTTATATCAACACCCTACTGTTGAAGAACAGCGCCCTTCTCGTTTTGCGACTTTCAAAGCTAATGCAATAGATTTCGTAAAGTTTATTGTCCTCTCTTTCATCCTTTGGATGATTGCTGTAGCCGCTGCATCTTGGATGCTTGGAGGCTAATCATGACTAATTTCAAAAAACACCCAGATGGCTACAAAGCTTATTTAGGCCGGGACAATACGGGCATTTATTCAGTACGTATTGGCTGGATCGTTTATGTATCTAATGCAAATGGCACAGTTTTATACAAAGTTAAAAATGAAGTTAGAACACCTTTAAATGTTGAGCAATTTAAGAAAGATAGCCCAGCAGTTTGGGAAGTACTCACTCAAGAAATCCGCTTTCAGCGCACTAAGCAACTGGCTAAAGATCTGGGTGGCTCACACATTCCTTCAACAGACCGCAAAAACTATAAGCGCTCTCGCGGCTTCACTGGCTCACGATAAGGATAATAAAAATGACTATTGAAAATTCAAAAGACAACTTACATATCTGGAATGCAGTTAAGCAAACACCTACCAATTTTCTTAAAAAGATTGAGTTTGGTTATTTGAAAGGTAAATCAGATATTAACCCTCAATGGCGATTAATGGCTATGACTCAAGCCTTTGGCCCTATTGGTCATGGCTGGACTTATAGACATGTGCGTTTATGGTCTGAAACTGCGCCAGATGGAACCATTATGGCTTTTGCTGAAGTAGCAGTAAAAACCAAGATTGATGGTGTTTGGGGTGAGGAGTTTTTCGGCAACGGTGGTTCAGCAATTGTTGAAGTTCAAAAAGGCAAATTAGTAGCGATTGATGAAGGTTATAAAAAAGCCGTTACTGATGCACTTGGTGTAGCTTTTAAAGCTATTGGTGTGGCGGCTGATGTTTACCTCGGTAATTTTGATGGAAGTAAATATCTATATAACTATGACTATGCCTATCTTGAGCAAAATGCCTCAACCCCAGCAGGTCAAAATACAAATCAGAATAACCAGACAACCGCACAGGGTGGTAACCAGAAGCCGCCCCGTACTCAGGACCAACTATATCAAGATGCTTTGAAAGCAATCAAAGATGCACCCGATACAAACATCTTAAATGCTGCCATTAAGAAGTTTAAAGGCACAACTTACGAAGCTGGTGTCACAAAAGCATGTCAAGCACGAGCTGATCAAATGGGTTGGGCACCTAAAAATGCACCACAGCAAATCCAACAAACACAGTCATTGCATCACTAATAAGGAGAGCCATTTATGAATAATTTACTAACAGCTACTGAAGCATTTACAGCTCTTCAAAAAGGTAAAAATGTACTTTGTCGTCCTGCTGGAGACATGTTGGACTTTGCTGACTTGGATCAATTCCCTGCCTCTGTGTTCGGTAAACCGGGTTTTGAATTCTGCATCAAGCTTGAAACTATTGAATTAGCTGGCATTACATTCACAAAACCTTTGACTATTGATGAATATGAAGAAGGTCAGGATGTTTTTGTAATTAGTACGTATTCCCCTACTGTATATGTCGTTGACTTTAAGACTAATGCACTCATTAAATCTATTAATAGTGGTTTTGTTCAGCGTGATGTTGAAAACGCTAAGCTTCAATTAATAGCCCTATCCAAAGCTTTTGGATTTGAAATTGATAATGATCTCAGTGTTATTCGCCTTGGAGATGAACCAAAAAAACAGCGCGGTAAGAAGGCAAAAGCTGAACAAACATCTGTAGCTGAAAAGCCTTCTGAAGTTATTGCTGAAGAAAATAAACAATCAATTGTTATTACTGAACAAACAAATGTAACTACTTCTGAGGATCTGTTAGTTCCAGAAACTAATAACCCATCATTAGATCCTGAATATCAAAAAACATTAGAGACTCTTCTACAGCGCGTATCTGAGTCAAAGACACCTGCCGAAGTAAATGCTGTTTATCGCTATACCCGCACCTGGTCTGATAAACAAATGGATCCTCTTCTACTTGCTACTCACAAACGACTTGAAGAGTTAGAAAAAGAAAAGGCTCCTTCGGGTGAACCACCTTCTTTAATGGTTCAGATCCAGACTGCACCAGACCTTACAACACTTGATGCTCTTGAAATTGATGTTGCAGCAC